GGAAGAAGTAACTTTTGTATTTCCATCTGACACGCCTGAACTAAAACCAGCACCTACGGCATTAAATATAGGCCAAAGCTGTGTTGGGGTATGCGTACTAGTTGTAACAGTATTATTATTTGTAAAGTTATTACCCTCACCACTAGCATCTGTCTGTGCATTTGTAGTGTTGTCTAGGTAGAAGCCATTAGTGCCAAATGTTAATCCTTTAATTGTTGCACTTGCTAGTGGTGTCCAGAATGTGCCTGTTGAATCGTATTGTCCAAAACTAGTAGGCTCTAGTGCTAAACCATCTATCAATACAGACTCTGCTAAGTATCCATCAAAATATTGACTTACGTTAGCTTTTGCACCAAGTGTATGAAGCACTGTAGAGTTTGTGAGACTATTTACTCCAGCACTACCGGGGAAATTACCTGTTCTCCAAGAAGTTATTCGTTCACCATTTACCCAAGCTCGTATTCTATTTGTAGCTGTAGCATTATCAGAATCCCAAACGACTACAATATGATACCATCCTTGATCTCTAAATAACGCATTAGATCGTAAAGAATTTGTTGAAGAAGTTGATGTATTAATTTCAATACCAAGTTCGTTGCCTGTAAAAGCTACCATATCAAAATTTGATCCACTGATTGCAGACCAAAGTTTAAACTCACCTGTTCCTAAGTCACCTCTATATGCCCATAAAGAAAGTGTCCACTTACGCAGATTACCAGCACCACTAGGAGTTCTACTTAAATATTCACTATTACCATCATCAAATAAAGCAGACTTACCTACTGATACTACAGGTACACCACTGGCAGTATGTGCTGCTGCCATCATTGCATTTCTAAAATTTGTCATTAAGCGAAAGCCAATCCAACCAAAGCTCCGTACCACCTAGACCCACCATTGACAGTCCAGAATACAAGGTAGTCTACGCCAGCCGTGGTAAGCGTGGGGGCAGAGCCTCCAGCCCAATCAACTGTACCGGGCCAGTTTACCGTCTGCGATCCACCGTTGGTGAGTTCGAGGGTAAAACCACATAGCTCATCTGAAGAAGTAGGATTACTAAAAGTAAAGGTATTAGCAGAAGTATCCACGGTAGCAGTAACGCTATTACCAAGAGTAAGGTTAATATCTTGCGTACCGCCTCCTGTAGCTCCAATAGCATTTGTTACCTCCCCGTAATCTTTAAGGTTAATTGCTGATACAATTTGGTCTGCACCTGTAACAGCACCTGCTAGGGTTTGTGCTGGTACTGCGTTGGTATTAACCACAGCCATTGTACCAAGACCAATAGAAGTTCTAAGTGTAGCTCCGCTTTCTGCCACTGGGTCAGTTGTACCGTCACCCACGATCATCTCACCGTCACCTAGTACAGCCATTGCTGTAATAGCTCCTGTGCCTGACCCTAACAAAACTCCACCGTCTGTTAAGCTAGATGCACCTGTACCACCGTCTGCTACGGGTACATCTGTACCACCTGCTCTATAAACAAGATTACCTTCAACATTAATGTCTCCTGCACTTGCTCTTGCAACAGTGGTGTCACTAGCAGCACCTATGTTAACGGCTGTGAATTGTGGACTGTCCCCTGTTCCTACGCCTATGCTTGAACGCAGTGTAGCTCCACTCTCAGCTACCGGGTCTGTTGTACCATCTCCAACGATCATTTGACCATCAGATAACACACCCATAGCAGTTACAGCACCTGTACCTGATCCTAATAGCACACCACCGTCTGTTAGTGAAGTAGCACCTGTACCCCCTTTGGAAACAGGTATGGTTCCTGTGCTTACGGTAACTGATCCAGTGGATGCACTCACAGCTAATGGACTATCTGCTGATATAGAAGCAACACCAGCTAAGGCAGATGCCAAGGTTGATTTTCTTACTTTGTGGGTTGTACCTGCACTAACATCTACTACAGCAAGAACATCATCATCAGCAAGATTTATTTCAGATAATTCTGAAAGAGCAGTTATCTTTTTATTAGTAGCCAAGTGAACCTCCCCGTGTTAGCCTTCTAGCCAAGTTACATTAACTGTAGCTGTCCCTGAAGCAGTTATAGCTGCTATTTTATCACCTTCAACTACTGTAAAAATCTCTGGGCCACCTGCGTTTAGTTGTACTCCAGCAGCTACAGTTGCTGTAGGTGAAGCTCCTTGACCACCTTTGACTGCCACGTAAGCTAGAGCAGTTACAGATATTCTTACTTTAGTTATCTGTGCAGGACACGCACCTGATCTGGTAGCTCCTGAAGTTGTGGTTGCTGCTAGGTTCTCGCTTGAATTTACTCTGTAGTAACTATTTTGTCTTGCCATGTTTAACTCCTATGCCTTTACATTTCTTTGCGAAGACATCTCGTATCCAAGCTCTACGCCTTTTAACTTGATCTCTTCTTTTTTGAGGTTAATGTTATTTTCTAGTTCTAATCTTTCTAACTCCAGTTTACCAGCTTTTATTTGTAGCTCGTTAGCTTTTATTTCTGCTTCCATTCTAGAAGTCTCAGCTTCCATGATCATAGCTTGTCCCTGTGCTTGTGCAAGCTGTTCTTGTGGACTTGGCTGAGGTTCTACTGGCTGAGGTGGTGTAATATACTGATCAGTATCTTTTATACCCATCTCTGTACCAATTTCTTTAGCTAAGTTATATATATTATCTGGTGAAACTATGTTTTGTGTTTGTTGTGCAATCTTTTCTATAAGACCTGCATAACTAGATAGATTATTAAGCCTAACATCCTGATCTCCATATCCTAAACCAACTTCTACGGTTACATCTAAGTCTTCTATCCAACTTGAAGGGTCAACCTCATAGTAGCTGTTGTTTAATCTCATTACCTTTTTACCATCTTCATACCTTTGTATAAGGTTGTAGATAGCTTTAAACATACTTTTAACACCTGTTTCAGCAAAGATTCTAGCTATAAGTTCTACTCTGCCTTGTGCATTACTCAGAGCACCTTGTACAGCACCTTGAGTTACGTGTGACTTTAAAATGTCAGCAGGTAGCCCCTGTGTAGCAGGATTTACGCCTGTACGCCCGGATTTTAACTTGTCCCAATAGTCTAGCATCTCAAAACTGTACTGCTGCAAGGCAGGTGTTTGTATAGGCTGTAGAGCATTAGGTGATCTGGTACGCACAACTCCACCGGGACGGTTGGTTAACAGATCGTCTATGTTAACTTGCCCTTCTACTATCTGGAATCGTCCGTTGTTAGCAAGGTACATATTATCCAAGAGGTTCCTTGTGAGCGTACTACGTACTAACTGTATGTCTTGCACTGTCTCTGCTACCGATAAACCATAGAACTTGTGAGGGATCGGGATAGGACAGATAGAGCTAAATGGTATGGTATCTACTGGCTCTTTCTCTAGGATTTCATTACCAGAGTGTATTATTTTGTACAGTACACCTACACCATTGTCTTCCATGTCTAGTCTGGTATACGACTCGAATACTTCAACTGTGTCTTCAGACTTGGACATAGAGCCTATATCTGTTACGTTTGTACTGTCATAAGCGTGTCTAGCCATGTATTCTTGACTAGATGTAATACCATCTGCACTTGATCCAGAACCTGCTAAGTCTTCTACTATTTCCTCGTCAAACCCCATTTCTATAAGTTCGCCACGGGTCTTGTGCGATCTGTGACAAACAAACCTGAAATCTTCTAAGCTTTTAGCTCCACGGTTTATCAAAAATTCTTCTGGTGGTACATTTTCTATGCTTACTTTACCACTTATTTTTGTGCGTGAAAAAATAGCATCGTGACTTATTTCTTCTACTTCTACTATCTCCCCTGTCTGTGGGTCAGGTATCTCTATTACCTTTATGTCTTCTGTGTGCTCTACTATCTCTAGTTCTTCGTCCTGCTGTAACAAGCTAAACTCTTGCTCTGTCAGCTTCTCGTAGGACTCTGTGGTGGTCTTCTCTACATCTTCCCAGTAGTGTTTTACAATACCTACTTTTTGTAAGAGAGCATCAAAGAAGAAGTTGTACAGTATGTCAAAACCATTGTTCTGTTCTTTTC